CGGGCGTATTCGTCTGAGCAGAGCAGTTCACGTTTTTTCGTGGGAGTCGATTGGTTTCGCCAAGATGGTCGAGACTGAGAAGGCAGATCTTCGCCCAATTGCGGACGTAGATATGCCTGAAGGCGCAGAAATTTTCTGCGTGCCCGTCCACGACGGATGGGGGCTGTAATGACCTCATTCTTTCCTGTCGGCGACGGCAACGGCGACGGCTTCGGCAACGGCTACGGCTACGGCGACGGCTACGGCTACGGCTACGGCAACGGCTACGGCTTCGGCAACGGCTACGGCAACGGCGACGGCTACGGCTACGGCAACGGCGACGGCTACGGCTACGGCTACGGCAACGGCTACGGCTACGGCTACGGCTTCGGCTACGGCAACGGCAACGGCAACGACAACGGCAACGGCTACGGCTGGGGTCTAGGAACCATAGAGAAAAGCGGGAAGGTAAGATAAATCATGACAATAGACGAAATCGAAGAGCTGATTGCAAAAAACGGCAGCATTACGGCGCAGCCTTTGAGGGATTTGGTGGTGACGGTGGTTTTAGAAGCTGTCGAAGCCGAGCGCGAGGCGTGTGCGCAGATTTGTGATACGGAATCTGCTAATGAGTCGTCTTTTTTGGGAAGGCGTACGAGGACCTTGGCGATTACGATCGCTCGTTCGCGGGAAAAAGGCGGCTGGGTCCATGCCTGCGGCAACTGTGCAGCACTTATCCGCGCGAGGGGAGAGAAATGAACAGAGAAGACATAATCCGCATGGCGCGGGAGGCTGGGGCAATGTTTGACCACATGACATGGGTAGAGCGTGACCTTGCGCCGGTCTTTGAACGCTTCGCCGCCCTTGTCGCCGCTGCCGAGCGCGAGGCGTGTGCGGAGGTGTGTGAAGAAACCACCGCAGCGTGGACCCAACATCTCTACAACAGCGGGTGCGTAGACTGCGCCGCAGCCATCCGCGCGAGGGGAGAGCGATGACCGACCCACGCGACCAACTGCGCATGGCCATCTTCGACCTGTTCAGCGAGTGCAACAGTCTCTGCAAGCAGGATCTGGCCGCTGGGGCAGGACAGCGGGCAGCCAGGGTAGCGCTGCGCCGGATGGAACTGGCTGCAGAGAAGGTCGGCGAGCTGCATATCAAGATGAGAAAGTGCATACAGGAGGCGGAAGGTGCGGACATTGACTGATGAGGACGTGCGTCTGATCGTCGAGCTGTTCAATGATTTATCGATCTCGGTAAAAGAGATCGCAGAAAAATTCGAGGTATCGCCCTCGCTGGTCGAGGGCATCACGCGGCGGGAAGTTTACGTCGACGTGACTAAAAGGCTGAAGATCGAGCGCCGCCCGCGTGGGCGGCATAAGCTGGATCGAGAGAAAGTGCGAACGATCCGTGCGCTGCGATCTGAAGGCTGGACGATCCAGCGCATTGCGAATAAGTACGCGGTCAGCTACCCTACCGTTTCGCAGATCCTTTCCGGACGGACGTGGGCTTTTGTCGAATGAAGGTGAGGTAATCCGAAGCCGCCTCGACATCCCAGAACGGCTTGATCTTTTCCGCCTCGACCCGCGCCGAGGGGTTGACGATGATCGAAACAGACGGTGCGAGGCGCTTCGGTCTGAAGCCCTTTTCCTTCGCGAAGTCGTCGATGACTTTGTAGCCGGAAACACGAAACAGCCAGTGCGCCATGCCGTCGATTGAAGGCTCCACCCGAGCCTCGTCGACGTGCGTATGTCCAGCGACGATTACGTGGTCCTTCCAGCCGAACAGAAGCTCCCTTTTCATGCCGTGCGTGTCGCTGAATTGGCTTCGGCCTGGGAAGTCATGCCGGGCGTGAATGCGGATCTCTTCGCCGCTCTCCCAGCGCAGTGCGATCCTAGCTCCGTGCGCCTGCACGACCCCCGTGCGACTCTGGTGCGTGATGAAGCGCAACAAGTCCATGCCGTTGTTCCACATGTCATGGTTTCCGCCAACAACGAACAGGTTCGGGCAGAGACCGAACATCCACTCGGCCAGCTTTAGACCGTCAGAGAACCTGGCGCTCTGGTATGCGTAGAGCCTTTGCAGACGACCAACCCAATTATTGGTGATGTCACCGAGGTGCCCAGCGTAGAAGCCATCCGTCCCGCCCACGGTTTTAAGGTCTTGTTCAAGCTGCGCTATATCGCAGTGGTCGTCGTCCAGATGCGGGTCGCCTACTAGGCAAATTCCTATCGGTTTCTTGCCGCTGACGGTTACGGGAATCAGCTTTGCCCATGTCTCGTGATCAAGCGCGCGAGTCATGTGCGCCTTTTTGCGCTGCAGCAGCTCCTCGATTGACTCTTCGGTCTCAGGCTGTTTCTGAACGAAAATCCCTTCTGCCGGACGCTCTGGCAACATCTGGCGATCGCGTGCTACGCGCAGGCGGTTCTGAAGGGTTGAGCGAGAGATGCCCAACAGCTCAGCCGCGCGGGCTGTGTTGTAGTCGCTCTGCTCGAAGGCCGCGACAGCCTCGGCGATGATTCGCCCGGGTAGAGGTTGCGCAGCCATCAGCGGGTGACCCCTGCCCTCTTCTCGTAGGTTCGTAACCCCCCTATTCCGAGCAGGCCAGAGACCACAACCCAGAGGAATTCGGTGTCGATGTCAGGAGGGGAGGGCACCCCATTAACTTGCGCCACCCAAGTCAGCAGCGGCTGAAGCAGTCCGACATATGCAAACGCAGATCCTCCGACCCAGCCGAAGAACGGCCGCCAACCGGCGACGAATACGCTGGGATGCGCAGCCTCGCGGGCGTTGATTTCGAGCTGAGCGATTGTCTGCTTCAGCTCGCCTTCCATCGCCATGCGCAGAAAGTCAGCTTCGGCCTGACGGCGTGCATCAGCGTCCGGTATCAGCCGGTCGATGAGTGACTTGCCGACCTCGAGAAGGGGAGCGAGCAATAGTGGATTCAAGGATAGAATTTCCTGTTCAGCTCAAAATGCGGGCCGTCGCGGAAACTGGTCCAATCACCGCCCCAGATGATCGGTACTTTGAACTCCATCGCGGAATCCTTGATCGCGCCTGCGATTTGACTGTACAACGGCCAAGACCAGTCAACTTGCCCGTCGACCCACGCGCCGAGATCAACCGCATGGCCCGTCAAATGGCGAGAATTCATCGTCTTAGACGCACCGGCCTGCACCAGCTTTTGCTGGCGCTCTGCCGTTCGCAGACCTTCCAGCACGGTGAAATCGACCGGCGTCAGCTCGATTGCGCGATAAACGACTTTGACCAGATCCGGGTGCACGCCTTCGAGGCGTTCGATTGAGCGAGAGCCGAGCTTATACATTGATGTATTCGCACTCAATGCTGTTTCCGGTCGTAGACGCAAGCACCGTCCCGGCGGAAGTGTCGCGTATTTCAACAGTAAAAACAACGTCTTGGGAAAGAGTCGTGCTAACCGTCCAAACTCTTGCGGTCGATATCGTCAACCACGTGTTGACGCTTCCGCTGGTGAACGCCCCAGCCGTTGGTGTGATGCGAATCTGATAGCTGCTGCCGACGCCGCCAGTCGTAGGCGTGTACCAGCCGGGATCAGGCGTGATTGTTCCGCTGGCGAGACTGCCGTTACCGACGACCGTTAGGGTGCCGTTCGTGTTAGCCGTGACGGTAACCGTAGACGAACCACCAGTCCCGATGTTCAGGTTCTGAGAAACAAACTTCGTCAGGAACGGCCCAGAGCCGCCGCCTGTTCCGATTGCCAATGGCCGCGCCCCGAATGACATCAGCCGAAATCCTTCAGCAGTGATGCATACCAGAAGCCGGTCGCAGCCCTATACGTGGCCACCAGAAGATCGACATCGTTAGCGCCGGTCGACAGTACACCCGCGCTTGCCCCTGGCCATTTGAAGCTAGCGGGCCAGGTCATGGTGCGGCTGCCGGTTGCGTCTTGCGTGATGAAGACGTTGATAGTCTGGCCGTCCTTCAGGTTGCTGAAGGTCATGGCCGTGGTGACGTTTGCAGTCATCGCGATTGTGTACACATTAGACAGCGCACAGTCGATCACCATCGCGGTGGCGCTGAAAGTCACAACAACGGGCGTCGTCTGAGCGTTGCCAGTGAAGGTTGCGCCTGCAATGGTCGGAGCAGTAGCAAACACCGCAGCACCCGTGCCGGTCTCATCCGTCAGCGCCCCGCGCAGGTTTGCGCTGGATGGCGTAGCCAAAAACGTCAGAACGCCAGTACCTGCACCAGTCAGGCCGGTCGATACTGGCAGCCCCGTGCAGTTGGTCAGCGTGCCGCTGGCTGGCGTGCCAAGCACAGGCGCGACCAGCGTCTTATTCGTCAGCGTCTGCGTGCCGTCTGTCGTGACAACCGTCCCGGTTGTGCCGGTCGAGGTCGCGGCTGAGAACACCAACGCGCCGGTTTTGTCGTTAACCCGAATGCTGTAGTCGCTATTAACGAACAATCTGGCAGGCGATCCGCTGTACACCGGATAGCCACCGCTGGTGCGGATCGGCTGCGCGGCTGCAATCGTCAGCGCGGAGTCGAAATACACAGCAATCGGATTTGCAACCGGGTCTAAATTTGCCGTGCCGACGTATATATAGCCGTCCTCTAGCGCGGCGCCGTCGTCGTCGGTGAAGAGCGGGTACGGAGATTCGATGATGATGGCGGGCATTTATTGCTCCTGCGGTTGCTGCGCAGACAACACCGTAGGTGCTACTGCCGCACCAGTTGCTGCTAGTTCGTTTTGTGCTGCTTTTTTGAGTTCAACAAGGATCTCGTCTCTAAGCCTTAGTTCCTGCGGCGATCCTGGTTCTGTAGCTTGTATTCTAAGCAAACGATTTCTAACAGGCGCGGATTCGTAAATTCTAGCGACCGCGCCGATGCCGCCTGCTGTCAGAAATGCAGCCCCGGCGGTTCCAAGAAGATCAGTCAAAAAAGTTCCAGCCGCAAATGGGACAACCTCTTGTCCTGTCTGGGTTGTAACAGCGGACTCTCCAGCTCTGCGAGTAACCTGTAGCACCCTAGACAATCCTTCTATGCGCTTTCGGTCATCTCCTCGAAAGAAAATATCGATCTGCGGCTGAATCTTTTTGAGTTCTGAATTAAACCGATCTGGGCTGTATGTCTTGGTTCTGTCCGGAAGCTCAATCTCTGCCTTTTGCGCGATTTGAGAAAGCAAAGACGTGCGCACAATTGAGCGGCCTTCTGGCGTCAAGCTGTTATATAGCAACCGAACTGAGCTTGGCTTCTTGTTCAGAAGCAGTTGGTTTACCACTTCAGGCGTTGCTTTTCCTAATTTCAAAACAGATTTGAAAGCGCTTACATCTAGTTCATCCGACAGTTCAGAAAGTCTTTTATTCGCAATCGACCACTTGTCGAAGTCCTTACGCTCTCCGTTGTCTTTGATGAACTGACCCATATCCTTGCGCACAGGATCGTAAATAGCGCGCAAAGCTTTCTCGCCAGCATCCCTTGCGGCTACACTCATCGGGCGCGCCGGATCATCCATAAAGACCTTGGCAAGTTCGTCTTTACGGTATGCTTCAAGCTGAAACAAGTCGCGATTCTGAAGGTCTGAGCGAATCTCTTGCAATCGAACGATAGCCTCATCTGCGCCTGCAGTGCGACGGCGAGTAAGGTCTGCAATCTGGTCATCAATTGCTTGCAATGCTCTAGGAACTGGAACCGTTCCTTGGTTTGAAAGCCGTTCGATAACTTCTGTCTTGTTTTGCGTGTATTTTGACAACTGACCGCTTCGTTTTGCAGCCAAATCCGCGACAATGCTGTCGCTCAAATCTGATACATCTACTGCGCCGTAATCAGACAAAACAGACCGCACGGCATCTGCGCGCGCTTTTTGCTGTTCTGCTCGAACCGGGCCTGTGCCAGCAATAGGGACTCGTTCTCCGGCGCGCTGTGCTGCTTTTCCGATAAACGTCTCAGGCGGCATGACATCTGATGTCAGAACAGGAACGCCAAGTTTTTCAGCTTCCGCAATTGTTGCAGCAGCGCCTGGTCGGGCTTCTGGCCTTGCAACTGCTCTTGCAGCAGGAGCATAAAGACCGGCGGTCACAGGAACGGGCGCAAGCTTCGCCTCTTCCGCAAACTCGCCGACCGCCTGCAGCGCTTCCTGAGCCATCTGCGTGCGTGGCGCATACGTGTAGCGTTCAAGTCCTTGCATTGCGCGCTGCGCCATCTGCTGGCCTCCGACGCGCGTGCCGTAGGTTCCATTTCGGATTGATTCAATAAGACCGGCGCCAGCGCCAGCTGTATAGCCAAGCAGCCCGGTTGTCGCGCCAGTTACGCCGGTAGCGGCCAGCTCAATCGGCGCGGTGATGGCTTGCGGGATCGACTGACCAATGAATTGGCGCTGAGGTTGAGGCGCAGCAGCGGCAGGCGCAACCGGCAAATCAGTCGCGGCCATTGCCTGCTCTTGCATAGCTTCAGCGGCGGCGGGAGCGGCGGATTGCTTCTGAGCAAACGCGGCTTTTGCAGCTCTGGCTATTTGCTCCTGCGTGGCGTTTTCTGGGCCATTGAGGCTAAGAATAGATCCATCAGGCGCTTTTACTTTGTAAACTGCCATTAGTCCACCTGCAAGCTGAATCCGTCGCCCAAATCTATCGCCTGACCCGAAGGAACAGCAGCAGGCGCAGCACCGGCAGGCGCTCCGGTTGGCTGCATTTCATCACCAAAAATGCGTTCTGGTCTTAATCCGTAACTTCTTGCGACGCTTGAAATCTCAGACTTAACTTTATTGACTTCGCCTTGCGCAGCCGATTTCAGTTTTTCAGCCTGAGCAACAAATGACTTTCTCTGGTCTGACGTTAATCTTTCACCAGTAACGACTTTGTTGTACACGTTAATTATTCTGTCTGGAATTCCAGCGGCATTTTGTGCAGTGGCAAATTCGCCCTCGCGCACAACGCTACCGGGATCAAGCATCTTCATATAGCCAAAGATCAACGAAAGATCGCCGACCGCCGTATCTTCAGAGGAAGCAACACGATTGTATGCAGAGGCAACAAGGCGCTGGTTTGCAGTCTGATTCAGATACTGAGTCCGCAACTGAAATTCTTTGTCCGGCTTCTGCTCATCAGGAATGATGCCCGCGGATATCTCTGCAGCTTTTGCAGCCGCCCTATCTGCTTCTGCGCCTGATAGACGTTCTGCCGCTTTTGATGCGGCGGCTGCCGCACGCGCTCGCTCAATCTGAGATTCTGAAAGGTCAGCCTGAAAACGTTCTAGTGTCTCAGCCCTGCCTGCTTCCGCTTCGGTTTTCCTTGCTCCTGCTTTTGCGCTTTCGGCAGCAAACGGAGCCACAACCAGTTTGTCGAAATCACCCGGGCTAATAACAGAAAGCACGCCAGAAAGCTGATTTATCATTATTTCAGGATCAGCGTCTAGCGTGTTTCGGATTGCCTGCAGCCCAGAAACATCACCCCCAGCGTTTTGCGCAGCTTCAAGTTGCTGATCTACAATCATTTTTGCAGCGACAACGTCTCCTCTGTACAAAGCGTTAAGCGTTTGCGCTCCAACAAGCATTTCATTTTTTCGCTGCTGATCCCCCATTGCCGCGGCCTGTTCGCGCAGCAATTTGCCCTGCTCTGGATACATTCCCGCCAGATCAAGCCACGCCTGCGGGTTTCGGCTTTGCATGGCTTTCTGTAGATCGGCTTTGTACTTTTCGCGGAGGGCTAGAGCTTCTTCCTCCTGCTGCCGCTGCTGGCGCATGCCTCGGATAGCGCTGCCGAGCTGCAAGCCTCTAAGCAAAGCGGCCCCGGGGTCGATCTGAGGCATCATGCCAAGATAATCAACCGGCCCCTGAATAGGGTTGATGGCCATGGTCAGAATCCTCCGAGAGGAACATTAGCAAACGCGCTTTGAGCAGACGACGGGTTAAACCCAGCAGAAAATGCGGCCCCAGATGAAGTGCCAGATGAAGTTGGGCTTTTTATCCCTGCACCAGGACTAAAAAACGACGCAACCAACCCTGCCACCTCCAGCGCGTCAGAGAATGCCGCGCGACGCCCAGAACCCTGAGCAATGATTCCGCCTGCTTGCGCCGCGCCTTTGTTTGTCAGCAGATTTGCAATGTTGGCCGCTAGATTCATCCGTTGTTGACCTTGCATGCCAGCAGCACCAAAACCAAGCTCAGTCATCCCGCCGAGCTGTCCGTACCGCTGGTCAATGAGTCTCTGCAGCATTTGCGGACGGAACTGCGCAAGCGCAGCCTGGATATTTCCGCCACGCAGACCGCCTGTAGCCGACGCCTGTTGAAGCATGGCTTCTTCACCTTGTCGCGCCAATTCGGCGAACTGCGGCGACGAGGCGATTGCTTCAATGGCGGCTTGTTCCGCCTCCGGACCCTTCAACCCAATAAGCGCCTGCTGCTGTTCAAGCGCCGGAGCGCCCGCAGCGACATAGGGCGACATCAGCTCGATAAATTTATCGAACTGCCGGCGCTGTTCTTCAATCGCCGCTTGCGCCGCCTTTGCTTGGATCTTGCCCGCGCGCTTGCCCGCGCTGGCCTGCTGAGATGCTCCAGTAAGATCGCCAACCGTATCCCCGAGCGCCTTTCCTATAAAACCCATCTTGTTTCGCTCCACTCAGCCCGAGTCATCCCGAGCACGTAAACGTCCTTCAAAACACCACCCTGGCGGCACGCATTCCGCCTGGTGCCTTCATAAGTGAACCCAATCTTTCGACAGAAATTAAACGCCGACTCCAGCCCTTCGATAATGTAAGCGGTCACTCTCTCGATAGGGTGACTGAACGCCCAGTCGGTCAGAAGCCGCGTCAGTTCGCGCGAGCGGTAGACCGCCTTGCGGTGCAGCAGGGCGTGTAGCTCGTATTCGATGTCGCTAAATTCAATCGACATGAACGCGCCGACGAATTGCCCGTCGATGCGCGCGGAAAGGTAAGTGACGGCAGGGTGGTGGATCGGCGCAGCCGGGCGGTCGTCATGACCGACGCGCAGGATGTACGGGTCTGAATACACCGCCGTCAGATCCCGAGGGGTAATGCCTTCTGTCACGGAAAGTCCGGTCATGTCCCACCTGCTAGGACGGACCGCCGGAAGTCCAGCTTGCTCGGCTGACAAAATCATATCATGAAATCTCGCGGCCCGAGACTCTGATCACGACCGCGCTCGCGACCGTGCAGATACCGGATAGCTTCTCACTCGGTCGCAGCACCTGCCCGACGATCTCGGGACATGAATACGACTCGCCGGGCGATAGGTAGTGATTTGACACCATCGCATTCGACGCCGATGCGCTGCCGGAAACCGGCACGATCTGAAGCGTCACATTGGCGCCTGCGCCGCCCGAGTTGGTTATGGTGACAGCATCAATAATTGCCTTCACACCGACCGCGATGTACTGATCAGTCTGGACGTTTTCGAGGTACTTCGACCCGACCAGAACGGTTGTGGTTGTAGCCATTACTGCTGCACCTGAAGGATTGAAGCATGCGCGCTCGGAGCCGCTGGGAAGTTGGCGGTGGCTGCCACCGTTGAGAGGCTGACGTTAAGCCCGCCCAGCACGCCGAAGCCGATTTCCAAATAATCATTAGCGGCCAGCGAGAAAAACTCGTTAAGCGTGATCTGCGTATAACCGCCGTTGATGTCGATCGACTGGTAGTAGGAGCTGTTGGCTACGTCGGTGCCGTTTTTCTTGAAGAACGCCACAACGTCACGCTGGGCGGCCACGGTGCAGGAGAACTGCAGTTCCACACTGACGTTGTACAGCCCCGAAGCAGGCACCACCAGCCTGCTAGTCGGCGAGCCGATCACCACGCCGTTGCTGATTTCTGTGTTGTCCCAGGTGACGAGATATTCATCACCAGCGACCGCAGGCGTCTGCGTCGTCGTCTTGGTGAACTCGCCGTAAAACTGCTGCATCTCAATGATTGGCCGCACCATCACCTGGCCGGATGTGACCGAGGCGAACAGCACCGCAGCGACTGAGATCACGTTATCCGGCGCGGTTGGCTTGGAATTGGTCAGCTTGCCGGAGTAAGTCGGCGACGCCCAGAGCAGATTGCCGTTTGTCCACGTCTCGCCAACCGCTGAGCCTGAAGTATCAATTCCAATGACCCGGCCGTACAGCGTGACATAGCCAGCCGCATTCGGCAGCAGATCCTCTGTCGCCAGGCCGATGAAGTACAAAGTATCGGCAGAACCGTCTGCCAGGTAGGGCGCGACCTTGATGCGGGTGGAACCGTTGACGCCCGAGAACCCGACAGCGGTGCCCTTCGGTATCAGGGTGGGCGTTCCGTTGACAACGATCATGCGAATGACCGTGCCTTCGCGCTCCTGAATCATCTGCACCTGAGCCAGCGCGGAGTTAGCGCTCGCCTGCGCGCTATCGGCCGCGTTGGTGATTTCTTCAATGGTCGAAGGCGCGGCGGCGTCGGCAGTCTCGAACAGACCCTCGAATGCCTTGATCTGTTCCTGATTCTTCAAAAACGTCGCGAGCTGGTCGCGCGTCAGCTTGAGGGTTTTGGTTGCCATCAGTAGTTGAGCGGCTCGAGCGCAGCCTCGAGGCGTGCGATTGAGATATGCGCGTCGCTATCACCGCGAAAGCGCTGGATGCGCCAGTTGCGCATGTGTCCCTGCTGGAACCAGACGAGGCGCTTTGAGGTATTACCAAAGCCGCCCGCGCTGATGGTCTTGTCTTGGCTCCAATTGATGCCGTCAACCGAGTAGCTGGTCGAGATGGGCGGATTCTTATTCACCGCCACCCGTCCGGTCAGAGCCACCAGCTCCAGCGCGTTGAAGATAACGCCTCGGCCCTCGTTGTAGACGATCTGCGTCCCGAACTCCCAACGAACCTTCGCGCCCCAGTGCGAGCCAATCGAATCGCTTGCGTAGCCGATCGTTGACGACTGCGGATCGCCGCACGTCCACTTATCGTAAGCCCAGACCCAGTTGCGCGCGCGGTACTGGCTATAGCCAACGATCCCGGTCGTCAGACAGAACCAAACCGGAGTCCCAACAACCTGGCTCGCAGCCGCGTCGTATACGACCGTCCGGTCTGGAAGGTGGATATATAGGTGCTGATGCGAGCGATCGTTGCGCGACTCGAGTTTTACGCCTTCGAGCTGCGTCTCTGTGTAGCCGAGCAGGATCTCGTCTATTTCCTGAGTCGAGATCTTGGTGGCGGTGCTGTTAGCGCCGAGATAGATGCCAGGCGCCTCATTCTTGCCGCTGCCGAGGAAAGCGACCGTTTCGAGGTACACGCAGCATCCGAACGTGCCGATAGCGCCTTTTTGGATCTGCGCACCATCGATGCGCTGGAAAGGAAAAAACTCACCGCCGATGTTGTCAAATACTTCGATCGTGTGCCGGTTGAGCGCGTAGACCTCGTTGCGCAGCTTCAAAAGCGCAACCACCGGGTCTGGGTCAATCTCGGAAGATCCGTACTTTAACGGATTAACCGCAGTCGGGTCGGTCAGTTCCGTCACCACCAGGCTGGTGCCGTCGGTGGTCATGAAGTAACCATCCACCCAGCACATGTCGAGCACAGGGCCGAGGTCTGGGTCTGTGACCTGCGTCAGTGTCGTTCCGTCCCAGTAGAAAAGGTTGTTCGACGAAACCACCGCCAGCCGGTCGAATGAGTAGTCGAAAGTAACGTAGCCGCTACCACCAACGTCGCCCAAGACAGTGACAGCACCGGCGCTCGATATGCTCACCAGCTTGGTGCCCATCACGCGGTATAGTGTTCCGTTCCACTCAATGCCACCGCGATCAGTGCCGGGTCCGGTGCCATTCGACACCAGACCATCCGCAGGCCGCAGGAAGCCAGACGAGATGCCAGACTCTCGCGGGACAGGAACCAGGTTAACCGGGTAACTGGAGCGCAGGTCGGGCGTGTTGTCGGTGTAGATTCCTTGGATGACGGGGATTTGAGCCATTACAGCCCGCCTTCACCCGTCGCCACGTGCAGCGTCGTGCCGGACGCCGAGATATGCGCCAGGGTAACGTCGCCGTCGCGCTTGCGCACGATGATCTCGGAGCCTGCACGCACCGGCAGGTCGGCAGTCGTGGCAGTCTGCGAACCTTCGCCGATGCGAACGTGGCAGATGTTGGCGCCAGAATTAACCAGTCGCACGGCTTTGTCCTGCGCGTTCAGGGTGATGCTCGCGCTGGTAGCGCCAGGCGTCGTGACTTGGTTAGAGCCTACGCGCTGGCTGAATTGATTGTTTACGCTCATATCAGACCTCTATCGAAAAAAGTTGATGGTCCAAGTAACCCCGGCCCCGAAGATGCTTGCGAGCATCATACCCGCCCAAAGAGAGCCTTTCGAATGATTCGCCAGCGCCAGAAGCTGCTTGATGTCGCGCTGCATGTCGTCAACCTGCGCTTCGAGCGTCTTGACTTGGCCGATGAGCAGGCCGAATTTTACGGGGTCGATTTCGGACATGGGGGGGGTCTCACAAAGTTGCAATTATAAATGCCAAAAGTTCTTCATAGCGCACGCCATAGCGGTCGCCCGCCGGGACAAGCGGGCTGATCAATGTCCCGTCGTCGGCCAAAACTTCCGGGCTTTCTTGCCACTGGTCATAGCAAATGATTCCATATCGCATCGGGTCCAAACCCTCGACCTGAAACGCAGCCATAACTTCCTGCACAATCACGCCGACATGGATTCGCGCGCCGTCGCCCTTTTTCTGCACTGCGTCTTTGAATCTAAACTTTTTTACAAGTCCTTTAATCGCAACAGCTACTCGCCTTTCTGCGTCATCAAGCGCAGAGATATCCTGCTTTTCGCGTTCGTCTGAGGTGTTAATAGTGCCGGTTGCGGCGTAGACCGTGTTCCATCTTTGGCTAGCCGTACCAAGGTTAGGGATTGCATCTGTTTGTGGTCTGAAAGATGACGCTACGGCTTGGAAAGAAGAAACATTGCCAGGCCCAAGATAGATGCCACCGTCGCCGGAGACGATGTTCATAAAGTTGCCAGCGCCGCTATCCGCCCCGATTGTCCAGTCGTTACCAGAGCTTAAAGCGACCGCAGAAAGCACAGTACCTGCTGCGTTTTTGATTCGATAGGCTCGTGTGTTTGGAAGGACGCACGATCCGTCGAATTCATACGCAAGGGTGGCGTCTAAAAGATTAAGCGTCAGCTCTCTGTAGTTTGCGTCTGGCCCATATCGAAGAACATTTACGCTTCCGGCTGATGTTTCGCGCTCAATTAAGTTGTTTGTGTTTCCGCTGTTTACAACGGTCGCACCAGACGCAAACACGTTGGACATATCAAGACGGCAACCAGACGTGCCAGCAGAAAAAGAGAAAGCAATCGCAGAAAATTGATTGCCTACAAAAACCGCGCTGGACAGTCCGACAGTGACGTTTCCAAGAATTCTTGCATTAGATGTTATTCCGCCGTTAACGCCCGCTGGTGACGTGCCAGACTGAATGGTTAGCTTGCCGAATTGGCCGCCTGAAATGACGTGCGATCCGGTATCAGTAAAAAGGATGCCGCCAGAAGATTGCGAAGTGTAAACACCGAAGAGCTGGTGATAAAAAGTCGCTGTCCCGCTGACTCCGATTTCTATGTCATATCCAGAAGCCGTTGCGTCCGTCGTCTGGTATATGTCACACGTGCCAATAATTTGCGTGTGACCGCCGGTTGATTTTACTGCTCTTGCATACGCCCAGCGGCTGCCGCAATTGACCATGCGGAAGTTGTTGCCCGATGCGTTGACGTTGTTGCCTGTAAATGTTGGCGTTGAGGCGTCACCGTAAAACATCAAGCCATTTAGCTCTACCTCAGTCCCTGAGCAGGTAAGAATTACGCCGTTTGCATTCTTTTGCAAAATGACTTTGCCGTTTGCAAAAAGCCGCTGGCCGTTCGTTGATTGCGTAAGTCCAGAGCACTTGTATGTGCCATCTGGGAAAAAAACACCGCTGCCGGTGTTAATTGCCGCCTGAATAGCCCCCGTATCATCAGCCACCCCATTCCCAACCGCCCCGAAGTCTTTAACGCTCACAACGTCGCGTAGCTTCGCCTCAACCGTCCTTGCCACCGCGCCGGTGCCTGCGGGGTTGTATGTGACCTCTGAGGCGTTGTCTGGAAAGTTCAGATTGTCCTGCATGTACTCCTGCAGCAGATTAACCGACATCTTCCTCGCATCACCGCCGCCGGCGTAGTACGTCGGGATCTGGTTGCCGCCTGACACTTCGTCGATTGACGGGAGCTGGTTGATCGTCGGCATGAATTACTTCCTCGTGAGCGGCTCTGTCGTGATGGCTCTCAGCAAGACCACCGCCACAGCAATGATACAACCAACTGCAGCCTGTCCGGCAGGTGGCAATGGCAGAGCAAACACAAAGCCCTGCAGGACACTAAGAATCGCGACCGCGACTGCGAAGAGCACGGTGCGGGAGCGCAAGAGTTGTTTTAGGGTGGGCATGGGGGGTTGCCTTATGGGTTGGTTATCGGATTATGAAAATTGCTGTAAAGTTTTTGATATTTTAGAAGTTTGTTGGAGTAACTCTGGCATACCAAGTGGCTG